TAATGACGGACTAAACGTAGATGGCAACATTCAAACAACATCAGGCACAGGAACATTTGGTGGTGCTGTCACTGCCGCTGGATTTATAATTGGTTCAGCAGATATCGATGAAACTGACTTAGAAAAACTTGATGGAATCACAAATGGAACTGCGGCAGCTAATAAAGCAGTTGTGTTAGATGGTTCTAAAAATATTGGCACATTAGGTGCAGTGACTGCCACATCAATTGTATTAGGAAGTGCAGACATTAATGAAGCTGACCTAGAACAAATTGACGGATTAACAGCAGGCACAGTTACAGCTTCAAAAGCAGTGGTAGTCGATTCAGACAAAGATGCCGGCGACTTTAGAAACGTAACACTTTCTGGCACTTTACATTGCACAACACTTGATGTGAGAGAAATCGAATCAACAGACAGTTCAGTCATCACTGTTAACGAAGGCTTAGAAGTATTAGGCACACTGCAAGTAAATGAAATTGTTGCCAGTGATTCTTCCGAAGTTGTGATCAATAACTTAAGAACACAGGTGATAACAGCAAACGATTCAACAGAAATATTGGTTAATGATGCGATGCGTGTGTCAGGACTTATTACAGGAACTGCAACACAGGCACAATACGCTGACTTAGCTGAGATATTTCCAACAGACGATCTAGGCCTTGAGCCTGGCGATGTGGTCAAGTTTAGCGGTGAAAACAAAATTGCCAAAAGTGATCAAGAAGCACAGACATCAGTGGCAGGCGTTGTATCCACTGAACCAGGCTTCCTACTAAATGAAGGCGGCACTGGTGTAAAACTTGCTATGACAGGGCGTGTGCCATGTAAGATTCAAGGCATAATCGAAGCTGGAGATTTATTAGTGTCAGCAGGCAATGGCAGAGCAAAAGCACAATCAAATCCTGCTGTAGGCACTGTGATTGGTAAAGCAATTGAATCACACAACAGCACAGATGATGGTGTAATCAACATTATGATTACATTGATGTAATCATACAATTAAATCTAAAATAGTTTGAAGTTTTGTTTTTATTGTTTTATTCTGTAGAGTTTTTCTCACACCATCATGCAAAGGCATTGGCCAGGAATTAATTGACACCCAAGCATAACCTGAGTGTTCAGCATTTAATCTGGGCATAAATTCCTGTTCTACTACACACACAAACGTATGAAACTTGAAGCGTGTGTCTTTGCTCACAAAAAGTTCTAAAGGTATTGTTTTTTGTATGGTTGGCTGAAATCCAATTTCTTCAACAATCTCTCTTTGCAATCCCTGCCATGGAGTTTCTGTCGCCACTGACTTTCCGCCTACCATGCCCCAAGTGCCTTTTTGTTTGATCGATCGATTCATAAACAAAAATCGTTTTGTAGACTTGGCGTAGAACAGACACCCTGTTGCAGTAATTTGACTCATTGTATATTATTTTATACTCTAAAATTGAATAGACCAAGTGCCTGGCGCATAAAATCCTTCATAAGATTTGACCCAAAAGCCTTGATCTGGCAACCACTTGAATTGAATACCAGTGGTTTCATTTGTAACATATTGTGTTTCTAGATAGGATGATGAATCAGAAAACAAAGTGTTTTCGTCTGCATCGAATTGTCTAACCCAATTTCCAGCATCGTCTAATTCTATAATATCATTTGCGGATGCAATGGTTGTGCCCCATGCTTGTGCAAAATTAGGCACAGTGTCTGCTGATGGATCACCGTCGTCATCAGATGCTCTTGTGTCAGTTTCAGATGCAGTTTTGCCATCAGAGTTTTTCTTTGATCCAATGTCCTCTGTGATTAGATATCTTGTGCCTACTGCCGCACCTTCCGGGTTGAATGTAAGTGGATTAATCACAGCATTCACTGATTGCAATGTGTTTGTTGGAATAGAATCTGTATCAACATCAACCAGTAAAGTAAATTCATCTTGTGGATCAATGCTTACTGTGCCTGTCACATTTACAATGATGTCATCTCCATTGATATCTGTTGTTGACTGTTGCAATTGGATAGTGGATATACCATTGGTGATACTTTTTGTGTATAGTGCTTCAAACTTATGCCAGTTAATCTTACTACCAAATTGACTTTGAGATTGGAACACTCTATTTTCTCTGTTGTTTGCATGTGTGGTGTTGTCTTTGCGTTGTTCACCTAGTAAAGATATTCTATTGGCTAATACCAACACTGCATAGTTGCCTGGAGTAACAATTTGTCTTGATATTAAATCAGTTGCAAGGATGCCATCAACATCAACTTTGCCTGCTTCTTCATCATAGATACTCATAATAATTTTTTCAATAACACCAAGTTTTTTAAGTTTAGCAGGAGGTGATATAAAGATTGGCGTTCTAAATGTTAATGTAGCAACATCAATATCATCTGCAACTCCTTGCGGAATGGCTCTTGAAGTAAAGTTTACATTTATTAATTCAACAAAAGATAATGACGTCCAATCAAGATAATTGTCTGTGGTCTGTAATTCTAAAGCCGGATTAAACAACACCAGTATTTGTTCTAAAATTTGCAGTTTTTGATCTGTGTTGGTTGTAAAGATATCTGTATTGAACGTTAATTCAAACGGAGTTGGCATAATTCTTTCTATGGTATGACTTTGTCCTGGAGCTCCTGTATAAGCATTTGCAACTGGATCAAACTGTCGTTCACGAATATGTTTCTTATCAACATGATATGGATTATACATTCTGTCTCTGTCATATGCTAAATTTGTGATGTAACAAGAAATTTGTGGCGCTGTGATAAGTGTGTTTTCAGATCCTTTCTTAAGTATTTGTGCAACTTGTCTTGACATGTCTCCATACTTCACAGGAACTTGTAGAGTTTCTGTTGTGCCTTTAGAATTTTTTCCTGTGATGTAAGAAAAATTACTCATCATTCTAACAAACTGTAGAATATATCTCCTTATTTGTGCGTCATAAAAATGTTGCATTAATTATCTGCCTTTGGTTTTAAGAGTTTGCTAAGAGCAACTCTTTCATTTGTTGTTGATGAACCATCAGTAAGTGTAGTAGTATTGCTGTTGTCGATGAAGCCACTTTTTTGTGTTTCTTTTGTGTCTGTGTTTGTCATTGTTTGTCTTACATCATCTTCTATTTTAACAAATCTTCTGCCATCAAATCTAAACAATCTGTTAGGTGAATAGTCTGTTCTCAACACAAACATGCCTTCTGTTGGATTTCTTGGAAACTTTGTTGATGCTGTAAAAGTTTCACCATTTGCAGGAATGCCGTCTCCAGTCAAGTAACCTTCAATGTAACCACCTGCTGTTGGAGTGTTGAAAACTTTGTCGACATTAAGATGTCCTGTGTCTACAAGTGTATCGTCATCCACTGTGACCAATGCAACACGACCTTCTTCTTCAGTTGGCATCACATATAATTGTTTGGTGTTGTAACCAGACTGTGGTGCATCTTGTTCTGCTTGATCGATTATTGCTTGATTAATTTCTATATCTTTGTCTCTTGTTTTTTGTGCTGTGTTTTCATCTTTGTCGCCTAGTATGTCTCTAAACTCTTGTGCGTCTGTGATGCCTTTCACTCTTACACGATATAAATGTGGATACCATGTTTTTGAAAATCCTTCAGCTGCTCTGGCAACATCATCAACTACATAATATCTTTTTAATGTTTCGGCATCATCTGTGTCTAAGGAATAATCATCATTGAGGTGCGGTAATTCAATGACATCACCTGCCATAATTTTTCTACCCAGTGCTTCAACAATATCACGTATGTGAAAAGTCATAAACAGTTGATCATTTTGTAGAAACAATCCGAACTGCGATAAGTCAAAGTCTATGTCTGACACATTGTAAATCACACGAGTGTGATAAACATCTGGATCATATTTGCGATCTCTGTTTTCTAGGAACAAAAGATCTTGTATGGCCAACTCATCTTGTGTGTCACCTGTGCGTTGTGGTTGTGTGATGTCATTTGTGTCGCCTTGTTGATTAGGTGAAACATATTTGTGTATGTAGGCGTCTGTACCGCCCACTTGAAACATCTCGCCCACGTTGCGATCGATGAATTTGAAATCGTTTCCTTTTTCAGGTTTGAATAATGATAGTCTCGGCATTTTACATATTTATGGTGCTATAAATACACACATGCCAGACACAGCTCAATCTGCCACTACAAATGCACAAATAAATGCCGCCAAACAAGAAATCTTCGATTATGTGAGATTAAGACTAGGCGATGGCATGATTGAAGTAGAACTTGATCCTGCACACTATGAAATGGCATTTACCACTGCTGTGGACAAGTTTAGACAAAGATCTTCAAATTCTGTTGAAGAATCATATGGATTTTTAGAACTACAAAAAGATCAAACCACATACACTTTGCCTGCAGAAGTTATTAATGTAACTAAAATTTACAGAAGGACTGTGGGTGGAGCATCATCGTCAGAAGGCGGCACAGCATTTGATCCTTTTGAATTGGCATACACCAATGTGTATTTGTTACAGACAGGCCGAATTGGTGGATTAGCTACCTATGATATGTTTGCTGGTTACCAAGAATTGGTTGCTAGAATGTTTGGTGGATTCATA